TGCAGAGGCAAAATTCTTCAGTGGGTACAGCCAGGACAGTCAGAGGCGTATTGCAGGCAGCAAAGCCAAGCTGGATATGATTAAGTCAGGGCGTAGTGCGTGGGACGTCCATAACGCTGGGATCGAGCCGGAGTATCAGGTTAAGCCGGCGCGGTCGGTCTGACTGAACGGATTTCGCAGCGTATGAACATCAGCTTGTATGTATCGAGCCGGTCTTCGTCGGTGATTGTTTCGACGTATTTGCCGCCCTCCTCCTTGATGATAGCGACGATCTTGCCCTCTAGGGTGGACAGTTGCTCGTAAACGCTTTCTAATCCCTCCGACTTGTTCACGTTCACCCCGAAATAAATTCCGCACTCGACCGTCCTGATTTGGTAGGGCGTGCCGGGGGTCAGTCGTTCTGGAACTACGCGGATCATAGGGTAGTCGGCTGGGCTGATGTTCGCCTCTATGCCGACCTTGCATGTTTCGATGCCTGCGATGACGGCCAAAGCGTCCCGGAGGCTGGTCAGTTCAGTCCACATTATGCACGCTCCAGTGGTACTCCGATCATAGGCAGTATATTCCCCTCTGCGTCCGGGGTGGCTACCCGAGCCTGCGCCAATACACGATCAAATTCCTTTTGGTAGTTCTTCAGCTTTGTGGTAAACAGGTCATCCTCGTTCGCCTGATTCTCAAGACAAACCAAAATGTATGCCATATAGACCACGAGGCGATCCCGCCACTCCGTCGCAAACGTCCCACGCAGGTCGATCTCAGCATAGGCACGCTCTTCCATAACAGCACCGCAAAACCTCTCAAGGTATGCGTCATAATAAACGGCAGTCATAGTGACTCCTTCAGTGTGGCTTGTATGATGCTATTGAACGCACCTACTGCGTCGTTTTTTGCCTTGCTCATATAATCATCCCCACGGTATCCCGGATGGTTGACCTTCCCAGCGAACACAAACCCACCCGGCCCGACCCAGCGCAGCGCTTTTTTGTTCTTTGGCTTGATTACGTGGGGTTGCGTGCCAAATATCACGAATTCAGCGTGGGGCGCACGGTTGCCGTCATGGCCGACCGACCGCCCGCCAGGTACTGCCCGATTAAACGTAGACTGAAATAAAGCCCCGGTCTTGAAGTGCCTGCCCGCCCCTTTTTGGACTGAGTTATAGGCGATTTGGGACATGGCGAGGATGACCTTCTTCTCCAGCTTTACCGGGAGATCCTTAACGTCAGCAATTAATTCACTGACACCTAGAGTGGTGACCTCGATCATGCGGCGCTTGCTCCGTTATCGATGGATGAGATCATTGTCTCCAATTCATCGTCAGGCGCACCGTCAAACTGTATGCGAACGATTCTCTTTTGCTGCTGCTGTATGACCTCCGGGGTCATGGCAGTTTCTTGCATCCCTCGCAAAATCTCCATTTCTTGATCGATGTTCGATATATTGAAGTCTCTAGGCCACTCAGATTCTGGGGTATTGGCAACATTTAGCCAGCGCGCAGTGAGATCCCATGCGCGATACTCGAAATCTTCCATCCGTTTGCTGAACCGGGACAGCTCCGCGTTTATCATCGCGAACCGCGTTTGCATTGCTAGACCAGACTCACGTTGATTTGGCGTGGCGACTTGTAAGGCGATCTCCTGTATTTCCGCCTTAATTGATTCGATCCGATCAAGATATATTCGTGCTGGGCCGTCAGGCGGCGCAATGAAATCAGGCTGGCTCCCCGAATACATCAGCAAGCTGCTAGCGCCAATGGTCTCCCCTGCGGTCTTTGCGGCGTCTAGGACGTCAGCGTTTACGCTCCCTTCAGGGACGTTGAGAGCAAGTATTGAGAATGTCTGCGAGCGCAGGATCTCGTCTAGCTCTGAATTTAGATTGAACAGGCGTTTAGATAGATCGGCAATGGGGGCGAATGACCCATAACAGGGGAAGTCCCCATGCTCAGTGAAGATCAACATGGGGCAGACCCCGAGGCCATGCGTGCCCTCAGCTTTCACCTTGCCTTCACGATCCAGGCGTTGCCAGACATCATCATCGAAATACCACGTGCATGGCTGGTCTTTGTCGTCGTCGTCCGGGAATGTTCCGGCAAATTCGACGTATTCAAAAGATCCGGCCTCGGTCAATCTGTAGCCGGTGACCATTTCTGGATCAATCGGCGTCCAGTAGGGGGAGCGCCGATTCTCTAGTTGGTCGGCCAGTGATGTCCCGATGCTCTGCGGCATATCTACTAACAGCAGCATGGAGCCGCGAGCCTTTGCCCCGACCATAAAATCCTGCCAGAAAACATCGAGGTTGTTTCCTTTGCCGTCTATGTCTTCCGACATTGGTTCATACAGCCCGGTCATCCCGTCACGCTGTACTGCCTTCCCGCTGATGTAGGACGCGAATCTAGACGCCGCGCTTTGCAGGGGAGAAGCGTAGAAAGCTATCTCATTGCGGCGGGCGAATTTCTCCTCGCTCTCCCGTGGATACCTGACCAGATAGCTCTTGCCAACGTCGTATGCTTTGCCGTAAGAGTCGATTGTGACCTTGGGGCGGAACGGGCCATCGCCGCGCAGGGCGTGTCCTATGAACTCAAACCTGTCTTTTTCTTGCATAGGGGTACGTTCTGCGGGCGGATTTATCCCCATATTGCCGCACATCTGTTTCACGGCATGAAACAAATTAGTCGTATATTAGCAATGGAACCCAACAGGCGAGAGGCCGATATGGACATTGAAACGCTGAAAGACACTATGGAGGAAGCGAGTTTCTCCGAGTTGAGCGAGTACGTCAGTGATTTGAAGGGTCAGCGCGACACTGCGCGGACTGAAAGTATTTCCGGGCGAAAGGGTCTGAAAGATAAGGTCACTAGCCTAGAGGGGCAACAATCCTCACTGCTCGAGCGTTTAGGAATTGATTCCATAGACGATATTGATGACCTCCCCGACGTAAAGGGAGCCGCAGAGGCTGGCAAGCAATACGAGGCCAAGCTGAAGCGAATGCAGCGCGATTTGGATGAGGCGAACGTCAAAACCGAATCGGCAACCAGCAAGCTGATGGAATCTCAGAAGCGGATCAAGCTAGGCGCAGCACTTGCCTCGCATGATTGGGTTGCGAAAGACATCATGGAGGCTTTCATCTCTCCCCGGCTGGAGTGGGAAGGCGATGAGCTTCTTTATAAAGACGATTCAGGCAGTTTGCTGTCTGTATCTGACGGAGTAGCGATGCTGGCGAAAGCCAGACCTGATCTGCTCCAGCCAACTGGCGCGGGAGGCGCTGGTGTTCGTTCTGCCAATACGAGAGGTGCTGGCGACGCAAAAACCATGACCCGAGCAGATTTTGACTCTGCATCCCAAGTTCAGCGCGCAGCTTTTGCTCGCAACGGCGGAAAGGTCGTAGAAGCAGCCTAACTAAACATCTGGAGTAAGACAGCATGGCGAACGTACTAACCGATTTAGCCGCAGACATCTACAAAGCGGCGGATATTGTAGGCCGGGAAGCAGTGGGATTCATCCCGTCTGTGACCATTAACGCAGGGACCGAGCAGGCAGCCGTCGGCACCACTGTTCGATCACACTTCACTCGCGCGGCAACTGTGGGTGATCTTGCGCCTGCAATGACGATCCCCGAGGGTGATGATCAGACCGTTGATAACAAGTCCATGACGCTAACCAAGCAGCGCGGCGTCGGCATCCCCTGGACGGGAGAAGATATACGCTACGTAGGCGGTGGTTCGGGTTATGAAACCATCTACGGCGACCAGATTGCACAGGCAATGCGTGCGCTGAGTAACGAGATCGAGACTGACCTCGCTATTGAGTCATACACCAACGCCTCGCGCGCAGTTGGTACGGCTGGCACCACGCCTTTCGCCTCTAACTTCGACCTCATCCCCGAGGTGCGTCAGATCCTTCAAGACAACGGTATGCCGGTCACTGATAGCCGCACATCATTGGTGATGAGTACGTCTGCTGGAACGAACATGCGCCAGTTGGCGAACCTTCAGAAAGTGAACGAGGCAGGAAGCTCGCAAATGCTTCGCCAGGGAACGCTGGAAGTATTGAGCGGCTTTATGATGAAGGAGTCGGCGCAGGTTCAGAGCCACACCAAGGGCACCGCCACTGGCTTGGACTCTAACGGTGGTAGCGCAATTGGTGCAACGTCCATCGCTCTAGACGGCGGTGATGGCGGAACGCTGATCGCTGGTGACGTTGTTTCCTTTGCAAGTGATTCGCAGAACTATGTGGTTCTCACTGGCTTCACGGCTGCTGGTGGCAGCGCGGTTATTGGCGGCCCAGGCATCCAAGAGACTGTCGCGACAGCCGCTGAACTTGCTATCGGCAACAGCTACGTTGCAAACGTCGCACTGCACCAAGCGGCGGTTGAGCTTGCTATGCGAGCGCCTGCGAAGCCTGCTGGTGGTGATGCCGCTGTGGATGTGATGCTTGTTCAAGATCCGCATTCAGGGTTGGTATTTGAGATAAGCGCCTACAAGGGCTTCAACAAAACCATGATTTATGTCGCCGCAGTATGGGGCTTCAAAGCGTGGAAGCCGGACGGCATCGCTCTTCTGTTGGGCTAAACCCCAT